GCGCCGCCGGAACTCGACCAGATCGGGAAACTCGATGGCGCGGATCATAGCCGCGCCTCGCGCAGCCCGATCAGATACGGCTTGCCCCGCAACCAAGCCACGGTGCAGCGCATGCCAAGATGCGTGAACCGCTCGCGCGTGCCAAACAGGAAGGCGCAGATCGAGACAAGGACCGGCCCCTCGCGCCAGTTGCGATCGCCCACCAGGACCTTGCCGCCCTGCACCATGTCGTGATCCGCAATCATGCCAGCCCCATCACTTCCCGCGCCGCCTGCGCCGCCGCCGCGTCGATCCGGCCCGTGGCGACACCCCCGTCAAGCTGCGCCGCCACCTCGGCGCGCGCGGCCTCCGCCGCCTCCGCCGCGATGCGCTCGCGCTCCTTAACCAGGATCTGCTCTCGGATCCCCGAGCTCTGCATCACATCCTTCATCATCCGTCCCAGAAAGTGCAGATCCCGCGGATCGATCTTGTCGCCGTCCTTGGTGGCCTGGGATTTGAGCACCTTGAAGGCGACCGTCGTCATCATCTTGAAGAGCACGCGGTGCCGCTCCGCCTCTTCCGACAGGTCGTTCTCGGACATCCAGTCCCGCGCCCAATTCCCGGCCTCATCCTGCAGCTTCACGAATTCCTGGTATTCCTGTCCAAAGGAATGCACCGCCGATTTGCCCAAGGTGATCTCGAGCCCGGCCTCCTCAAGCCAACCGTTGATCTCGGCGGTCAGCTCCTCGTAACCTGCAAAGCCCCGCTCCCGCAGCGCCTGCTTGATGCGCGCGCGCAGCTCCTCGGGCAGAAGGTCGACCTTGCGGCGCGGGGGCATCTCAGGCCCCCCGGATCATGCTGGGATAGGCGATCCCGGCATCGCGATCCTCGTCGCGCGCTATGCGAAGCCCGCGATCCGTCGCCGTCACGATCAGGAAATCGCCCCCCTGCAAGGTGACATGGCCATTGCGCTCCAGCCAGCGCAGCTCTTCCACCACATCGCTGTAATAGACACTCAGCCCGTCGCGCGTGCCGTTGATCACCGTGACGAGGATATCCGCCGTGCTCTCGTGATCCCGGCGGCTCTCCAGGAACCGAAGTACATGCGCCCGGATCAGCGGCGCGATGCGGGCCTCCTTGTAATCGCTCATTTCTTGCCCCCGTCCAGAAGATGCGCCTCGTGGCGGCTGACGATGATTTCAAGCCGCTCCATGATCTTGGCGTTGCCCGCCATCACCGCGCGCATCTCGTTCATCGCGCCGGTCTGCTTGACCAGCTCGAGCTGCAGCGAATGCATGTCATCCTTGCCGGGCATCGAGCCGATCGTGTCCTCCACCCGCACCAAGCGCCCGTCCAGCCGGTCGAGCCGGGCATTAACGGCCTGAAAGGCGGTGTCGACGTCCTTTCGCCGAGTGGCGATATAGGTGTAGATGCCCGCGATGACAGGCAGGATCAGCCCCAGCGCCTTGATCACGATATCCCAGTCGATCATGCCGGATCGCCTTCGGGCCTCGCCACCATCTCGACGCCTTGGCCGGAGGCCAACGGGCAGGCCATGCCATCGGGCCGCGTCACGAAGATCGTCCAACTGCCCGACACGGCCACGAACATCTCGACCAGCGCGCCCGAGGTGGTCAGTGCCTGCATCCGCAGATGCTCGTCGTATTTCTGCTGCAGCACCTCGACCAGCGCCGCGCGCGGCAGACAGGCCCGCGCCATCGCCACGCCGGGCACCAGGAGTGCCAAGATGAATACCATTGCCTTCATGCCTGCCGTCTCCAATCATCGATAGCCGGGTTTTCCGCTGGTGTCAGAGCCGCCAGCGCGGTCTCTGCGTCCGGGCCGGGGTCGGCAACGCCGGGGCTGTCGTCGCGCAGCGCGCGGATCGCCTCGATGTTGCGCGCCACCTCCGGGGCCTGTGCGATGATCCGCGCAGCCTCCTTGGACATGGCCGCGCCGCGAAACTTGTGCAGCTCGCGGGCACCGAAATAGAAAGCGACGATCGCGCCCATCAGCGCCCAGAGCGGCTCCGGCACGAGCGCCAGCCCCTGCATCCGCTCAGCGAACCACAGCGGATCGTGCATCGCCGAGCCGAACAGGAAGATGCAGCCAAAGGCCATCATCGGGCGCGGCAACCGATTGAGCCCGTCGACGAGCCGCCCCCACGGCCCCTGCACGCCGCCGAACTCGGCCGCCATCTGCGCAAGCGCCGCCGCCTGCGCCTCGGCACCGCGCCGGTCGGCGGCCTCGGCATTGGGGCGGAACACCTCTGCTGTCTCGGCGATGGCATTGCGCCCGCCCCCGAACACCGCCCCCAGGATCGCGTTCAGCCAGCCCATGACGCAACCCTCCGCTGAAACTGCGCCTCGGTCAGCCGGTAGCGCGGATGCATGAATTCCTCGGCGCGCCGGATCCAGCCGCCCTTGCCGCCCGAGCGCGCGCGGGCAAACACCCGTAGGCGCGGGTTGCGGTCCGCCAGCCGGAAATAGTAGTTGCGCCGCGCGATGGCGTAGGCGTCGGCGATATGATCGGGCGCGGCATCACGCGCCGCTTGCACGGCCCGGAGCGTGTTCGGCCCGATCACGCCATCGGGTGTGGCGGCAAAGCCCATCTCGCCCACCATCCGTTGCAGGATCCTCACAGCATTGGCCCCGGCATTGACCTGCATGTCGAACACGCTGGGCTGCAACGCCTCGGGCAGCCGGTTGATCCCCGGCAACTCCCAGTAGAAGCGGATGAAGATATCGACCGCCTGCGCGCGCGTGAGCCGCTTCACATCGCGGGCATCGACCAGGCCATTGCCGTCGAGGTCGACGCCAAGGCGGCGCATGGTCCCGATGGTGACCCCGAAATTCGTGGCCCCGCCGGGATCGTTCGGGTGATCGACAAACCCGCCCTCGCGGGACACGATCTCATCGGCTATCTTCTGGACGGATGGCATGACGGCCCCTTTCCCGGTCAGGATAGAGGCCGAGGGGAGGTTTATTCAGATGAAGCCTTTCGCATGGCCTTCAGAAGGGGCGGCTCTTCCTCCGCCGCCAGCTCCGCCTTGACCTGCAAGACCCGGCGGGCGGAGACGCCGAACCGGTTGGCCAGCAGGTTGACCGGCGTGTCGGGGGCCTCGCGGAGCGCTTGCCTGAGGCCGTCCCGGGCCTGCGCGCGGGCCGACGGCACGTCGAGATATTCGCCAGCGTAGCGGTCGGATATCCATCTGGCAATATCCCGCCCGGCAAGCGTCACCAGAAGGCTGCCGGTCAGGCGCTGGCCGGGCACATAGAGGCGCATGCCGCCCGCGCGGGCCAGAAATCGCTCGACCGGCGCAGGCTCCATCTCGGCGCGCAGATCCTCGACCCATGACGGCTCATGCTCCACGGCGACGCCTCCGGCTGCGACCATTGAGGCAGGGCTGATGCTGGGGCTGGACCGTCACCACCGTCACGCCAGCGATCACGTAGATATACCCGCCGCTGATCACGCCGTTCGCCCCGGCCTCTATCCCGGCATCCGCCACCCGCCCGATCTCGCGGCGCAAGGCCTCGATATCGACGCCCTTCACCCGCTCCAGATAGCGGATGACGGCGTGATCGGTGACATGATGCCGGGGCTTTTTCACCGCGCGTGATCCCCCCAGTCGAAATCGATCTCGGCGCGCTGGCCCCACGACTTGAGCGCCTGGATGACGGCATCGATCTGTTGCCAGTCGCGCAGCATGTCCACATCGGCCGGGACCGAGCCCCATGTCGCCTCGAACCGCGCCCGGATGAAGGTGTTGAGGCCCGCGCGGCTGGGGTCGCGCAGCGCGCCCGACTGCCCGAGCTTGCGCCAAAGCACATGGATCATGCGCAGGTCGGCACGTGGCGCAGGCTTGTGGCGCGGATTGCGGGGCCTGTCCTCGAACCCGGCCTCCTTCAGCCGGTTGACCACCAGCTTCAACTCGCCGTCGCTCATGTCGCGCAAAGACGCCTTGCCGGTGACATTGACCTGCAAATCGCGCCGGGCGTCATCGTCGAGACCCAGATGGCGGCAGGCGGCGAAGATAAGTTTGTGGAGGGACCGGTTCATGACGCGGCCCCCCGTGCGAGGGGCCGCGCAGGCTCACTGGCGCGGCACGAAGCCTTCCAGTTTCTTGGTGGCACAGGCGAGTTGCCCGTGCAGCAGGAACAGGAGCGCGGCCACGTCGCCATTATGGGGCGTCTCCTGATTGCCGCTGAACAGCATGGCGAGGCCGAACACGGCGCGCTCGGCGTCTCCCACCATGTCGCGGGGATCGTCGCTGACCTTACACATGGCCGGCCTCGTCGTCCGGACGCTTGATGAACTCCGCGACCTGATCCGCGCGCTCCGCGATCAGCTCCG